TCAAAATCCATTTCTTGAACGTCAAGCTCGGTTAAAGTGACATTATACTTAGCTTGCAATTCACTAAGTTTTTTAGCGGCAAGCATTGCCTCAGCTTCACTGCATCCGTTCTCAATAGTACGCTCAGAAAACATTTTCATTCTGTTTAGTATTTCTTTTTTATCCATTAGTAAGCCTTTCCTTTTTTAAATAGATAACCATAAGCTTAAGCCTATGAAATGCCAGCCTAGCGTATAAGCTGGTCATTAATAAGCTTAGTGTGTTTGAAATATTACAGGCTTTTTAGCAACCCAGCACAACGCGCAATCAGCACAAGAATTTACTTGTTTGGTTTGCTCTGGGCATAATATCGCTTCTTTCCTTTCTATTGCCTGTTGTGACCTAATATCGTCAAAACTATTTGCTGAAAAATTATCGTCAAAATTGCCGCTAAAACGAATTGCAAAACGTCCGTTTGCATTTTCTCGCAAGCTTAAGATTGCTTGACCTATAGAGCGCTCAAGCTTGTCACTAGCGCTGGGCTGGTTGGCCGTGTAACCGTAAACGTGCAAAGCTGGAAATTTACCTAACCAGCCAGCCCATTTAGCAACATAACCGACACTATAAAAATCGCCTAAAATGTGTAGCCTAACAAGAAAGCCTTTAGGATGTTTTCTTTGCAATTCTGCAAGCTCAATTTCAAGCATTGCTTCAAGTGCTGGACCAGCTTCGTAGCGGTATGCATATCTCATATTGTTGCCGTAGCAATCCAGCCAGTGAACGCATGAACGAGGGCAAGTGGCTCTTTCTTCTAAAGTTAGCGTATAAATTGGAAAGCCTTTGTAATGACCCTTTCTAACTTTCTTGCCTAGCTTGTCATTAGTCGATTTTTTGATAAGCAATTCAGTTTTGCCCATTAATGATCTATCAGCTTTTTTAACGCGATACTGAAACAATGTTTTTCCAGCGTTTGCGGCTATTTGGGTTTTTGTTAAAGTCATAATTAAAACCCTCTAAAATTAGCGTGTGATTTTACATGAATTGACCAAAAATCATCATCTTTTAACTGGTCATTATCTTGAGTAGATAAGTGCTGAAAATCATCAAAAAAATCACGATCGGAGTCGCGTTCTAATTTGTCTAGATAAGCTTTAAGCTTTTGGTGTTTATTGGGTTTTTGCATTTCTTAGCCTTTCCTTGTTTATGCAATTGGTATTAAATGCCAGCCTAATTAAAGGCTGGACATTAATATCAATCGAAGAAATTTCCTTCTACCCATGTATAAGAATTAAGCTTTATATTTGGGAACCATGCGCCCTCTTTAGCTTTTGGATTGCTCCAAAGTAACTCTTTATTTGCTTTTTCCATTACATCTAAACCTTTTTCAGCTTTAGCCTTAAAGGTTTGGTCATACGCTTTAAATGTGAATATCTGCATAATTAAACCCAAACTAATGTAGTAGGTTTAAGGAATATCTCGCTTCCTGTTTCATCATTAGTGCATGAATAATTAGCAAAACCATTTAACCAGCTTTTACGGTTATAATGGTTACGAATAAATTCGTGCTTTGCGTCCTCTTTACGCTTGAAAGAGTGACCTTCCTTAACGTGCTTTAATAGTACTTTTTTCATTTGTTAGCCTTTCCTTAGCTTATGCGCGAATCACTAGGTGCGCGGTTACACGTTCATTTTAACGATAGCAAGTGATATTAACAAGCATTTATATAATATTTGTACAATATTAAGCGATATTAGGAAATTGCTCACTGAATAGGGTTAAAGCTTTTTTATGACCTAAAGTATACAAAAGAAAATAAGGCTTATCAGCGGCTCTTATATTGGCTCTAAGCGATTTTTGACCATTTTTTGACTGTTCAGTATACAATTGTTTGGCATTGTTTGGATTGTGCCAAAAATCGACCGAACAGATACCAAAACACAAGGTTGGGCGCGGGCGCGTGCGAATATGCGATTTTTAAAACATTGGCAAGCTTTTGTTTTACATTGTTTAAATAATGCTCAAATCAAAACAACGGTTCAACTTTGTTTTGCAATGTTTAAGTTTTGTTTAACTAAATACCTAACCCCATTTAAGCATTGCTTGGCACTTGTTTGGGCTAATGTTGAACAATGGCGAACAATTGTATACAAACGAGATCCATTTTTTTGGACCCCCCCCATTAAAATTATCTGGCGTACCTATGCTATAACTACATTCCCACACAGTAAAATTTATGCTATGATATTTTTGGGTGTTGTTTTAATAAAATTTACCTCCCTGAGTTTTATTCATGCTTTCTCGCAACACCCCCCCCATACCCCCTCTTAGGAACTTAATAATTGTTAGGATTTCTAAAATCCTAAGTATTTTGCAGATATTTTTATAATATTTTAATATTTTCTATATTTTTAAGGGCTTTAATAGTATTAAGACATACCTATACTTAAGGTTAATTAATTATTAAAATGCCTATAGGCATTAATAATTATTAATTGTAGTATGTTGAACATAACTTTTGCGGAAAGAAGATGGCTGGTAAACCAAAATTAAAACAAGCGTTATCTGAACTTGATCGAAGAGGTGGCGTTGAAGCTTTGCAGAAAGAATTGTTAGCAGGCAAAACAATTCCTATGATTGCTAAAGAGTTAAATTTAGATCGCGGCTATTTTAGGCGTAATCTTATGAAAGATGAAAAGTATGGCAATGCTATACGAGAGATAGAGCATTTAGTTGCTGATGCTCATGCGGATGCTGCATTTGATATGCTTAACGATATTAGAGATAGGCGAGAGCTTGAGGTTAAAGAAGCCTTAAACGGTGATCGTGACGTTGCTGAGGGTAATGTTAATCAAGTTGACATTGGCATTGCAAAAGGTTTAGCGCAGCAACATAATTTTATAGCTTCATCTTTAAATAAAAATCGGTATGGTACGGGCAGTCAGCAAAATATACAAATTAATATTGGTGATTTACATTTGGATGCGTTGCGAAAAATGAAAGTTGTAGACCATGAATGACCTATCTCAGAACACGATGATAGAGTTTACCCAGCGTTACGCTAAGAACCCTACACTGTTTGTGAGAGAAGTGCTTGGTTTAGAGCCATTAGATTATCAGGCTGAGTTTTTACAGGCTATTGCTGATGGAGAAAGAAAAATTTCAATTCGCTCTGGACATGGAACTGGCAAGAGCGCGGCTGCATCATGGGCTATGCTGTGGTATTTTTTGATGCATTACCCAAACAAGGTTGTAGTAACTGCTCCTACTTCTAGCCAGTTATTTGATGCTTTGTTTGCAGAGATGAAAAGATGGATTAATGAGTTACCCCCTGCATTTCAGGCGGTGTTAAATGTTAAATCTGATAGGGTTGAGCATACATCTGCACCGTCTGAAATGTTTATTTCGGCTAGAACTAGCCGCGCAGAAACGCCAGAAGCGTTAGCTGGTGTACACTCAGAACACGTTATGCTGGTTGTAGACGAGGCATCTGGTGTGCCTGAACAGGTATTTGAAGCTGCGGCTGGGTCTATGTCTGGTCATAATGCTACGACCATTATGTTGAGCAACCCCACTAGGTCTAGCGGCACGTTTTTTGAAAGCCAAAACAGGCTTGCTGATAGCTGGTGGACTAGGCGCTGGTCGTGCATTGATAGTCCTTTGGTAAGTGATGAGTTTATTGAAGAGATGAAGTTGCGTTACGGTGAAGACAGTAATGCCTTTAGAATCAGGGTGTTAGGTGAGTTTCCCCAAGCAGATGATGACACAATTATACCTTATCACTTGGTTGAGAATGCGATACATCGTGATGTTGAGGGTGATGAAGACTTGCCTAGTGTGTGGGGTTTGGACGTTAGTAGGTTTGGTAATGATAAAACTGCGTTGTGTAAGCGGCAGGGTTCTATTGTGACTGAAATTAGGTCTTGGTCTGGTTTAGATTTAATGCAGACTGTTGGTCGTGTTGTGGCTGAGTATGAAGGGTTAATGCCATCTAAGCGGCCTAGAGAGATACTTGTGGATAGTATTGGGCTTGGTTCTGGTGTTGTAGATAGGTTGCGTGAGTTAGAGCTACCTGTTCGAGGTATTAATGTTGCAGAAGCTCCTAGTATGGGCGCAACATATTTAAATTTACGCTCTGAGTTGTGGTTTAAAACCAAGGGCTGGTTTGAGGATCGTGCCTGTAAGTTGCCGAAAGATGATCAGTTATTAGCTGAATTGACAGGTATTCGATATAGCTTTACGTCTAGTGGTAAGATGAAAGCTGAAAGCAAAGATGAAATGCGTAAGCGTGGTTTAGCTTCACCTGACCTAGCTGATGCACTTTGTTTAACAATGGCTAGTGATGCTGCAACAGCATTATCTGGAGCATTTACTAGTTGGAAAGGTGAGATAAAACGTAATTTGCGTGGGATTGCATAATGTGGTATGTGTTTAAAAAAATAAAGGAGATGATCATGCCAAAAGGAATGGGTACTTATGGTTCTAATGTTGGTAGGCCCCCTAAGAAAGCGACTAAGAAAAAGAAAAAAGCTAAAAAGGGCAAGAAGTAATGCCACACGGGCGCAAGCATGGTTTATATGAAAATATTAGATTAAGGCGAAAATCTGGAAAGCCTATGCGTAAGAAGGGGGCAAAGGGCGCACCTTCTGATGAGGATTTTAAAAAAGCAGCTAAGACAGCTAAGAAGCGTCCTAAGAAAAAGAAAACAAAGAAGGGTAAGAAGTAATGGCAAGTGAAGAGCATATGCAGCGAGTTGAGGCTCATTATAGAGCTTTAGGCACGAGAAACCCTCACGCATCACATTTTGCTGCGATGAGAGCTAGAGGTGGCAGCAAGACAGGTGGCCCACTTGGTAGCGGTGCTAGGGCAAGAACTGGTGGTTTAGGTTCTGGAAAAGGCGCTGGTAGGTATGAAAATACTTCTGCTGCTGATCGCAGATCGGCTAACCGTGACGATAGCTTTGGTTACTTTGATGAAGTAAATAAGCGCTATGTTCCTGCTATTATAGATATGATTGATGGTGGCGGTAGAAACACAAGAGGTGATGAGTTTGTTGGTGGACCTCTTAGTGGTGTATTAAATCAAATTGGTATTGACCCATATGGTTCACAGCGTGAGCGTATGTTTGTTAGCCCTAATACTTCGCCTTTTGTTCCTCAGCAAAGACCAAGAGTTAGGCCAGCCTCTGTAGAAAATGCAGCAGCAATGCAAGCTCAAGAAGCTAGTTTTGACCAGCCCAACACTACACCTATGAATGCTCAGGAAATGAGTTTTACTCAGCCAAGTAGTACACCTCAAAACTTGCAAGAGATTAGCTTTACTCAGCCAACCCCTACTCCTATGACTTCTCAGGAAATGAGCTTTACTCAACCTAGAAGCACACCCCAAAACCTACAGGAAATAGGGTTTACTCAGCCAGTATCTAATCCTTTTATGGGGCCAACATATGATATGCCTGTTGACCCAAGGCAAATGATGGGTGGTGGTAGTGCATTACCATCAGGCGAAGCCGCTGAATTTGCTGCAATTTCTGAAAATATACAAAAAAGATTAGGCACAAAATTGCCACCAGAATCTTTAAGAAATTTATTTTTTCAATATAAGGTTCAGTTAGCCGATATGATGGCTGCCAATTAACAATGCCTCGAAAGCGCGAAAAAGCCATACCTAAAACGACTAAAGGTAAGGGTCGCAACTATAGGACGGTAAAAGAGGGCGCTGGCATGACCGCAAAAGGTGTTGCGGCACATAGAAGGAAAAACCCAAAGTCGAAACTAAAAACGGCTGTAACAAAAAAGAAAAATTTAACTGCAAAAGAAAAGGCTCGTAAGAAGTCTTTTTGCGCTAGGTCTAGAGGCTGGACAGGTGAACGTGGCAAAGCTGCTCGTAGAAGATGGAATTGTTAGATGGCTTTAACCAACTATAATGATTTAAAAACAAGTATAGCTGATTTTTTAAATAGAGATGATTTAACGTCAGTTATACCTGATTTTATTAAACTTGCTGAAGGTCAATTAAATAAAGAAATTAGGCATTGGCGTATGCAAGACAGAGCTATTGCAACCGTTGATTCTCAATACACAGCCTTACCAACTAACTTTCTTGAGCCTGTAAGAATGGTAAAAACTTCAGGAGAGTTCCAGATATTAGAACTTGTAGGAGCTTTAGAGATATCTAAGTTAAGGCAGGGCGGTAATAATAATGTTGGCGTGCCTAGAGTTTATACAATTTTAGATCAGGCATTTGAGGTTTTTCCAACTCCTGATGGTGATCATATTCTTGAATTAACTTATTATGAAGAGATACCAGATTTAGCAACAAACAGCACAAACTGGTTAATGACTTATTATCCCTCTGCTTATTTGTATGGTTCTTTAATTCACTCAGCGCCATATTTATCTGAGGCTAAGAGAATAGCAGAATGGAGTGCATTGTATCAAAAGGCAATTAATGATATAAATGCGGAGAGTGAACGAGCAACCACTGGCGGCTCTGGTCGCAGAATGAAAATAAGGAGCTACTAAATGGCAAGTTTTACTAAGGTTAATGACTTTGTGGTTAACTTAGCTAATGCGATGGATATGAACGCCGATACGTTCAAGGTTGCATTATCTAACACTGACCCAACAACAGGCACTAATGCTGCGGCTGACGGTAACGGTGTTTTGGCAAATGTTACAGAAGTATCGTATTCAAATTTATCGTCACGAACATTAGCTAATGTTACAAGCACACAAACATCTGGCACATATAAACTTTCGGCAGATGATTTAGTTCTAACGGCATCAGGCGGCTCAGTAGCAGCGTTTAGATATGTGGTTATTTATAACGATACGCCAACATCTCCTGCCGATCCTATTGTTGGTTACTACGATTATGGTTCATCATTAACCCTTAATGATGGCGATACATTTACAATAGATATTGGAACAAACGGTATCTTAACGCTGACATAGGAGTAGCGCATCATGGCAAAACTTTTTAACAGAGCCAAGATGAATACATCCACTACTGGTAGCGGAACCGTTACATTAGGATCTGCCGAAGCAGGATTTCAGACTTTTGCTGACGCAGGCGTTTCTAACAGTGATGTGGTTCAGTATGTTATTGAGGAAGGTTCTAACTGGGAAATAGGTACTGGTACTTATAGCTCTAGCGGAACAACCTTAACCAGAACTCCAAGCGAAAGCAGTGGTGGCGGTGGCGCTATTACATTAAGTGGTGGCGCAAAAGTTTCTATAACGCTTATAGCTGATGATTTAAAAAGGTTACAGCTTGCAGGGGTTACTAAGGCTGAAGCTGTTTCTGGCGGTTTAAGCGTTACTGGAAATGTAACTGTTTCTGGAACTGTAGATGGTAGGGATCTAGCTACAGATGGTTCTAAGCTCGATGGTATTGAGGCAAGTGCAACGGCTGATCAAACTGCTAGTGAAATACTTACAGCTATAAAAACTGTAGATGGGTCTGGCTCTGGGTTAGATGCTGACTTGTTGGATGGTAATGAGGCAAGTGCATTTTTAACAGCGCATCCAAACATATCGGCGGCAAGTAGTTCTGATAATTCTGGGCGAACCTACATTCAAGACATAACGCTTGATAGTAATGGTCACGTTACTGGAATTGCAACTGCTACTGAAACAGTTACGAATACAGACACTAATACGACTTATTCGGCAGGCAACGGGCTTTCATTGTCAGGAACAACATTGCTTATGTCAGGTTCTTATTCTGGGAGTTT